TTTTTTGCAAACGGCGCGACTCCCGGCGGTATCTTGGAGCATCCCGGTGTGGTAAAAGATCCGGAGCGTGTAAGAGAAAGCTGGAACTCTGCTTTCGGTGGCAGCTCTAATGCAAACAAGGTGGCTGTGCTGGAGGAAGGCATGAAATATACGCCTATCTCCATCTCACCGGAACAGGCGCAGTTTTTGGAAACACGTAAGTTCCAGATCAATGAAATCGCACGTATCTTCCGCATCCCGCCTCACATGATCGGCGATCTTGAGAAATCGAGTTTCTCAAATATCGAGCAACAGTCGCTGGAATTTGTGAAATACACGCTCGACCCGTGGGTATGTCGCTGGGAACAGTCCATGCAGAGAGCCCTGCTCTCTCCGGATGAAAAGAAAAACTACTTCTTCAAATTCAACGTGGACGGTCTGCTCAGAGGCGACTACCAGAGCCGCATGAACGGCTATGCGGTCGGACGCCAAAATGGCTGGATGTCCGCTAACGATATCAGGGAGCTTGAAAACCTCGACCGTATTCCAGAGGAGGAAGGCGGCGACCTGTACCTGATCAATGGCAATATGACCAAGCTCAAGGACGCAGGTATTTTTGCGGCCTCAGCACAGACGCAGGAGGAAGCTGATGAAACGAAGGAAACACAAACCGAACCGGAACCCGAAGACGGGCGCACCCGGTTCAGAAAGAAGGAGGCACTATGACCAGAAAGTTTTGGAACTGGGTGCGAAACGAGGAGCCGGACAGCTTTGGCTCCGACCGAACGCTCTACCTCGACGGGGAAATTTCCGATGAGACATGGTTCGGCGACGAAGTAACACCCAAGCTATTTAGTGATGAACTGCATGCAGGCGATGGAAACATCACCCTCTGGATCAACTCTCCGGGAGGTGATGTTTTTGCTGCTGCGCAGATCTACAACATGCTGATGGATTACCCACATGATGTGACGGTCAAAATTGATGCTCTTGCTGCTTCGGCGGCATCGGTTATCGCTATGGCCGGAACAAAGGTCTGCATGAGTCCCGTGGCCATGATGATGGTACACAACCCTGCAACCATCGCCATCGGTGATACCGAGGAAATGCAGAAAGCCATCGACATGTTAAACGAAGTCAAGGAATCCATTATGAATGCCTACGAAATCAAGTCCGGGCTCTCCCGTCACAAGATTTCACAGCTCATGGATGCCGAGACATGGATGAACGCCAAAGAAGCCGTGAAGCTCGGCTTTGCTGACGAGATTCTGTTCAGGGATGGAGAAAAATCTGTCCCGGAGGATACGGCTGACGCGGAGATGCTTTTCTCCCGCAAGGCCGTCACCGATTCGCTGCTTTCCCGACTGATTCCCAAGAAGAAGCCGGAAGCAAATAAACACATGGTACCAGTAACCGATCTTGAGAAGCGCCTTTCGCTTCTCGCACATTAAAGGAGGATTTTTATTATGACTCAGATTATGGAACTCATGGACAAGAGAGCGAAGGCATGGGAGGCCGCTAAGGCGTTTCTTAATAGCCACTCTCAGAACGGCGGCATGGTTTCTGCGGAGGATGCCGCAACCTATGACAAGATGGAAAAGGAAGTCACCGACCTCACCAAGGATATCGAGCGCCTGCAGCGTCAGGAGCAGATCGACAAGATGATGAGCGCACCGACTTCTACTCCGCTCACCGGAAAGCCCGGTGTAAAGGATGAACCGGAAGATAAGCCCGGCAGAGCTTCTGCAGCCTATAAAAAGGCCTTCTGGGACAACATCCGTCATCCCGGCAATCCCGCAATCCGCGATGTACTTGAGGAAGGAACCGATGCAAACGGCGGATACCTTGTTCCGATTGAATTCGAGCACACCCTTGTTCAGGCGCTCAACGAAAACAATATCATGCGTACTATCGGCTGCAAGGTCATTACCACACAGAACGAGCGCAAGATCCCTGTGGCAAATGGTCACACGCAGGCGGCGTGGACTGCCGAGAACGGTGCCTACACCGAGAGCAATCCGACCTTCGCGCAGACCAGCATTGACGCTTTTAAGCTGACTGACCTCATCAAGGTGTCCGACGAGCTGCTTTCCGACAGCTTCTTTGATATCGAAGGTTACATCTCTGAGGAATTCGGTCGCGCCTTCGGTGAAGCTGAAGAAGATGCCTTCATCAACGGTGCTGTGCAGACCGGCCAGACGGCTATCGACAGACCTACTGGCCTGTTCATTCCTTCTGCCGCTGGTGGTGCTCCTTCCGGCGTAACCGCAGCTTCCGCTACGGCAATTACCGCCGATGAGCTGATCAGCCTTGTGTACTCTCTCAAGGCACCGTATCGCAGCAAGGCGAAGTTCCTCATGAATGATGCCACTGTCGCAGCTATCAGAAAGCTCAAGGATCTGAACGGCGTCTATGTATGGCAGCCTGCTCTTACTGCCGGAGAGCCTGATAGACTGCTTGGCTATCCGCTCTACACCTCTCCGAAGGTACCTACAATGGCCGCAGGCGCAAGAGCCATCGCATTCGGCGACTTCTCCTGCTACTGGATTGCTGATAGAGCCGGTCGCACAATCAAGCGCCTCAACGAGCTTTACGCTACCAACGGTCAGGTCGGCTTTACCTGCACGGAACGTGTTGACGGCAAGCTGATCCTTTCCGAAGGCATCAAGATTCTTGACATGAAGGCAACTTCCGGTTCTTAAGACAGGGAGGTGAACGACCGTGGCTTTGATTTCAACTGAAGATGCGAAGGCCTATCTGCGCGTAGATTCGTCGGATGAGGATGCCACGGTCGGTATCCTCTTGGCCTCCGCAATTCGCTTATGTATTGATATTGCAAGACTTACGGATGATCAGTGGGAAGTGATCGACTCCGATGCTGCTTCTTCTGATGAATATACCGAAGCGGAGCTGTCTGCAATCCGGGAAACCATGAAGGTCGCTATCCTCTATACCTGTGCCTATCTCTTTGAGCACAGGGAGGAGGCCGACCACCATGCTCTTACCATGACACTACGCTCACTTCTTTTTGCAATACGGGAAGGAGCGTTTTCATGAATATAGCAGCTATGAGGGTGCGCGTCACTTTCCAGAAAAATACGGTCATCGTCGACAAATACGGAAACCACAAAACCGGCTGGGCGGATTATTTCTCCTGCTGGGCGACTGTCGGCACGAGCTCCGGTTCCGAATCTTCCGGTGTAGTCATCAATCCGGAGGAATCGCTGGACTTCACCTGCCGCTACTGCTCTGAGCTTGCGGATGTGGAATCGACAAAATACCGGATCATCGCGGAAGGCCGCACCTACAACATCACCTATGTGAATCCGATGGGCTATAAGCATAACAGCCTGAAATTCAACTGCAAGCTGGAGAAGAACGCATGAGTAGAAATGTATCAATAAACGAGATGGGCGACGCCATTATGGAGGAGCTTGAAAAATATTCAAAACTCGCCACAGATGACCTGAAGGCTGCTGTGAAAGAAACTGCTGCTTCCGTCCGTAAGGATATTCAGGCAGGCGCTCCGGTTGATACCGGCAAATACAAGAAAAGCTGGTCAGTCAAGAATATGCATGAGGATTCACAGAGTATTGACCTCGTAGTGCATTCGAGGAACCGCTATCAGCTGGCACACCTTCTGGAGCATGGGCATGTGAAACGTGGCGGCGGACGTGTTCCGGCACAGCCTCATATCGCCTCAGCCGAGGAGCGCGGAAACGAAAAACTCGTCAATACCATCAAGCAGAAGCTGGGAGGTGGATCATGACATACGACGATGTAATCACCATGTTAGAGGAAGCCGGTCTGCCGCTTGCCTACGACCATTTTGCCGAAGGCGAGTCACCAGACCCACCCTTCCTCATTTTTCTTTATCCGGGCTCTGACAATATGTTCGCGGATGACACCGTGTTCAAAAAAATTGATGAACTGAACATCGAATTATACACGGACGTAAAAGACCCGGAAACAGAAACCCAGATCGAGGACATCTTAATCGCCCACGACCTGCCTTATGAGAAATCTGAGGTATGGATCGAGTCGGAGAAGTTGTACGAGGTCTTATATCAAACACAGATCATAGGAGGTTAAAAACTATGCCTAACACGAGTAACAAGGTCAAGTTCGGCCTTAAAAACTGCCACTATGCCATTGCTACGCTTGCCGCTGACGGCACTGTCACCTTTGGTACACCCGTAGCAATGCCCGGTGCCGTATCCCTTTCGCTGGATGCTGAGGGAGATAATGATCCATTCTATGCGGACGACTCCGTATATTACATGGTTTCAAACAACAACGGCTATTCCGGCGACTTTGAGCTGGCGCTGATCCCGGAGAGCTTTCTTACGGATGTCATGCACGAGACTGAGGATGCAAACGGCGTCATTGTTGAGAACAAGGATGTAGAGCCGGAGCATTTTGCGCTACTCTTTGAGTTTTCCGGCGACCAGAGAAAGATCCGTCACTGCATGTATTACTGCAGCGCGACCCGCCCTTCCGTCACCGGCAGCACCAAGGAGGACTCTACCGAGGTGCAGACTGAGACGCTCTCCATCACAGCTTCTCCGCTCCCTTCCGGCATTGTGAAGGTCAAAACTGGTACGAACACTACAAGTGCTGTTTACGACGCTTGGTACAGCTCTGTATATGAGCCGAGTGCTTCAGTAAGTAGCGGTGAATAAGGAGGCGCGATATGGCAGTAACAAAAACAATCGAAGTTGACGGCAAAGAGGTGCAGTTCCGCGCCTCAGCCGCCATTCCTCGCCTTTACAGAAATAAGTTCCACAGGGATATTTACAAGGATTTAAACGAGCTGCAGAAAGGCATCGATGAAAGCGACGCAGAAAGCTCCAATCTGGACACTTTCAGTCTGGAGCTTTTTGAGAACATCGCTTGGCTGATGGCAAAGCATCAGAATCCTGATGTCCCGGATACTCCGGAGGACTGGCTCGACCAGTTCAACACCTTCTCCATCTATGAAATCCTGCCCCAGATCATCGAGCTGTGGGGACTCAATGTGGAACAGCAGGTGGAATCTAAAAAAAACATCATCCGACAGAGCGGGAAATGACAACCCCGCTCTTTTTACTCCGGTGTGTGCAGATCGGGCTTTCCATCTCGGAGCTTGATCTGCTCACCATCGGGACTGTCAATGACATGTACGCAGAAATGAGCAACGACGATTACAACTATCCTGCGCTCGCGACGCAGGAGCAGATGGATCGATTTTAACAGGAAGGAGGTCATCGCATGGCTGACAGAATAAAAGGCATAACCGTGGAAATCGGCGGCGATACGACCGGCCTTTCCAAAGCCCTCTCCGGCGTAAACAAAGAAATCAAATCAACTCAGTCGCAGCTAAAGGACGTCAACAAACTCCTAAAGCTCGACCCGACAAATACCGCGCTGCTCGAACAGAAACAGAAGCTCCTACAACAGGCAGTCTCCGAAACGAAGGAAAAGCTCACACAGCTGAAGTCCGTGCAAGACCAGATGGATGCTGGACTTAAAAACGGTACCGTCACCCAGCAGCAATATGATGCATGGCAGCGTGAGATCATAGAGACCGAAAACGAGCTCAAAAACCTCGAACAGCAGTGTCGGGAAACAGATACTTCTATCACGGCAACACTCCGGGCGACCGGCTCTAAACTGCAGGAGGTCGGCGGGAAAATATCAGATGTCGGCACGAGCCTATCGACGCATGTAACGGCTCCCATTGTCGCCATCGGTGCTGCCTCCATTGCTGCCTTTAACGAGGTGGATGCTGGCCTCGACATCGTTGCGCAGAAAACTGGTGCTACCGGCGATGAGCTGGAGGATATGTGCCAGATCGTAAAAGACCTCGCCACGGAGATACCGACGGACTTCGAAACTGCCGGTGCTGCTGTCGGCGAGGTCAACACCCGTTTCGGCCTGACCGGGCAGGCGCTGGATGACCTCTCGGCAAAATTCATCAAGTTTGCCCAGCTCAATGATACCGATGTTTCGACATCTATCGACAATGTATCCTCCGTCATGAACGCCTTCGGCATGGACGCTTCCGAGGCAGATAATCTTCTGGATGCTTTAAATGCCACCGGTCAGGCCACCGGCATTGATATGGATACACTGGCAAACGCCCTCTCCTCTAATGCCGCGCAGCTGAAGGAAATGGGACTCACCGCCCAACAGGCCGCTGGCTTTATGGGCATGGTGGAAATGTCAGGTCTTGATACCTCTGCCGCCATGATGGGCTTAAAGACCGCCATGAAAAATGCAACGGCAGACGGTAAAACACTGGATCAGGTGCTTGCCGAATTTTCTGCTACCATGCAGGGAAGCGGCAGCGATGCAGAAAAACTGCAGGCGGCCTATGACCTTTTCGGAAGTAAGGCCGGTGCCTCCATCTATAATGCCGTGCAGACCGGAAAGCTCAACCTGTCGGATTTCTCTGGCTTTCTTGGCGATTTTGAAGGAAGTGTCGAGAACACCTTCAATGAGACCCTCGACCCGATTGACCAGTTCCAGATGACCATGAACTCTCTGAAGGAAACCGGTGCGGAGGTCGGCAACTCCCTGATGTCAGTTCTCGCGCCAGTCCTGAAGGAGCTTTCTGACAAGCTGAAATCCCTCGCCGAATGGTGGAACAACCTCGGAGAGCCCATGCAGCAGATGATCGTAAAGATTGCTCTCATGGCGGCTGCAATCGGCCCGGTACTTGTAATAGTCGGCAAGGTGATCTCCGCCGTCGGCACAATTATGACGATCATTCCGACGGTCACCTCTGCTATGGCCGGAGTAAAAACGGCGATGGCAGGCCTCAATGCTGTCATGGCAGCAAATCCGATAGGCCTGATCATTACTGCTATCGGCCTTCTGGTGGCTGCCTTCATCTACCTGTGGAACAATTGCGAGGGCTTCAGGGAATTCTGGATCAACCTCTGGGAGAATGTCAAGGAAATCGCCATTACTGTATGGACGGCAATCAAGGACTTCTTCGTCAGTATCTGGGAGGCCATAAAGAACACCTTTACCACTGTGGTAAATGCAATCAGCAGCTTTCTCTCCACGGCATGGAATACGATAAAAACTACGGTCGAAACCGTGATGAATGCCATAAAGACAGTTATCTCCACTATCTGGAATGGCATCAAGAGCTTTTTTGAAACCATATTCAATGCCATAAAAACTGTGGTGACCACCTATTTCAATATCTACAAGACGATCATCGAAACCGTCCTGAACGTGATAAAGACCGTGGTGACTACTGTTTGGAATGCGATAAAAACCGCTGTAGAAACTGTCGTGAATGCCATAAAGACAGTTATCACCACGGCTTGGAATGCCATCAAGACTACGACCTCTACGATTTTCAATGCCGTAAAGAGCGTGATCACTTCCGTATGGAATGGCATAAAGAGCGCAGTCATGAATGTGGTAAATACCATGAAGTCCGGAATCAGCAATGGCTTCAATGCGATCAAGAGTACGGTTTCCAATATCGTAAACGGGATCAAGAATACGATCTCCAATGTGTTCAATACAATCTGGAGCACGGTATCCGGCATTGTAAACAAGCTAAAGAGCGTGTTCAACTTCAGCTGGAGCCTGCCAAAGATCAAGCTGCCGCACTTTTCCATAACAGGCAGCTTTTCGCTGAATCCGCCGTCCATACCGCACTTTTCTGTGGACTGGTATAAGAAGGCGATGTCCGGCGGCATGATTTTAAAGGACGCGACCATCTTCGGCCAGAGCGGCGGCACACTGCTTGGCGGAGGCGAGGCCGGTGATGAGGCTGTGGTCGGCGTGAGCTCACTGCGCTCCATGATTCAGGATGCAGTAAGCAGCGCAACCCTCAGCGTTTCCGGCGACCAGCCTCTCATCAATATCGGGGAGATGAGCGTCAGAAGCGACGATGATATCCGGAAGATTTCTCAGCAGCTGAATACACTTCTTACTGCCGGACGCAGGGCGAAAGGACTGGTGTAATATGGGATTTTCATTTAACGGAACAACCTCCCAGTCTATGGGACTTGCGACAAGAATAACAAACGAATATCGGATGCCGGAGCTTCGGAATAACACGATCACCATGCCCGGACGACACGGCGTATTTGATTTCGGAGAAACGGTATCCGAGCGAAAGATACTGATTTCCTGCTTTATTCCTCCGGGAAAGACAGACGCGCAGTTTCTGTCAAAGAAGGATGACATTATTGAGTGGCTCAATCCGGACAACGGCCTATGCCAGCTCATTCTGGATAAGGAACCGGGACGAGTGTATGAAGCAAGGCTTACGTCTGGATTCTCCTTTGACCGGGCAGTTCGTAATTCCTGCACCTTTGATCTGGAATTTTTCTGCCCAGACCCTTATGGCTATGCCATATCGGACGAGACCTTTGATTTTGCGGAAGCCGGAACCTTTACCGCTTCCCGCGCTCTTGGAAATATCGAGTCTTACCCGGTCTACTCCTTGAAGGGTGTGATCCCTTCCGGGACTGACTCGTATATCTCCATAACCACAAACGGCAGCGAGCTTCAGATCACTGGACGGCTTGCTGCCGGAGAAACCTTGATTATTGACTCCGACCTTATGACAGCAAAGGTAGTGGATTCCAATGGCGAGACGCTTAGAAACGGTCTCCCGCTTCTGTCGGAGCTGAATTTCCCGGTCTTAAATACCGGAGATAATACCATCGTGATTGCTGCGGTCGGTACGAGTACAACATTTACGGAACTGAACATTCAAGCCAGAAGCCGCTGGAGGTGATATTGCATGGCTCTTAAAAATATATTGAATACCCAAGATGCCTTCACCGGCGAGTTCCCGGCTGCATGGGCTCCCGACGGTCTCTGGCGTTTTAACGAGTCCGAACCGGATGCAGATGATTATCTGGCGGATTCCTCCGGGAAGGATCGCAAGGCATATATTCATAACTGGAGCGGAACAACCGCAGATATGAAAACAGGCAATTTCGGTCGCTATTTTCAGATGAACATCAATAATCCTTCATCGGAGAAAACCTACCTGAAAGTAGAAAACGACGGCAGCATCTTCTCAAGCCTCGGTGAAACCATCGTGGTCGGCGGCTGGATGAAGCCTACGACATATTCAGTCGGCAACACCTATACTCCGATCTTGAATACCCGCTACGGTTCCGGGCAGCCGATTTTCTATCTGTCGCTGATCAGAGGAAAACCGAGGATTATGCTGTATAACTCCTCCGGTTCTCTGATCCTCGATACGTCTGTAACGCCATCATTCTCTTTGCTAAACGGCTACTGGTATTTTATCGCATGCGTGATTAAGCCAAATGCCAAGACAGCGCAATACATCCTTGGCGATAAGAGCTCCGGCACGATTTGGCAGTCAAGTGTGCTGACCTTTACCGGAGAGCTGAACCGTAGCTGCGTGGCTGACCTCATCTGGGGAATGCACGCGGACTCCTACTGGTACGCAGGCGGCTTTGATGATTGGTTCCTCGACTGCGATTCTGATCTAACCGCCGATGACCTTGCAGAATATTTTCTGGAATCGCTCTCCGCAAACGGTGCAGATCTAACCGGTGATGTGGACGCTCTGACGACACCAGATGTCGTTACGCTTCGAGCTACAGACTCTGTCTATCCGTCAAGCGGACAGCTCATTACTGCAGCAAGGGACTGTGGCGTGACTGGTAACGGCAGAGTTTCTGTTAAGGCAGATTACTCTCCGGGAGAGACCTCTATCTCACTTGTGGAAACAGCCACCTCAGATGACCTCTCCACTTGGACAGAGTGGCAGGCTGTCGGTGCAAACGGCGAGCTGGAATCTCCTGCAAAGAAATACATCAAGTACCGCGTCACGCTTTCTACCACAAATACAGCAAGGACGCCTACGCTGACATCTATCAGTCTGTACGATAATCCAAAGCCGCTCTATACCAAACTTGGCTATGCAAGACCGGTCATTCTGGACTCAGACGGAAATGTGGAAGCTGTGTTGGATAACGCATATGACATTATTGTGACCAGTGAGATCAACGGTGTGGATGAGCTGGAATTTAAGCTGCCGTTTCAGGATAGCAAACGCGCCTATATCGATAACGAAAAGACCGTGCGTATTGTCAGCGACACCTATCGCATCCGCACGATTACGGACGACAAGGAAGAAAGCGGCAAGGCCATCACAACGGTCTATGCGGAAGCGGCATTCTATGACCTTGCCTACTCCGTAAAAAAGGACGAGATTACCTTTAACGCAGACACGGCTGATGTGCCGATGGCTTATGCCCTGCAGGGTACCGACTGGGATGTGGGCACGGTTAATGTCTCCACAAAGCGTACTTGGACTTGCTCTGAGAAAAACGCGCTGGCAATTTTGCGTGCAGTACAGAACATTCACGGCGGCGACCTGATTTTTGATAACGCAAACAGGATCGTGAAGCTCCTAACCTTCTCCGGTGAGGATTCCGGCGTACTGTTCTGCTACAAGAAAAACATGAAATCCATCCAACGCGTCATTGATACGACCAGCCTGATTACAAGGCTTTACGCCTATGGCAAGGACGGCATGACCTTTGCTTCGATCAATGGCGGCAACGAATATGTGCAGGACACGACCTATACTTCCGAAATACGAATTGCTACGCTGGATTGCTCGAACTTCACCAATCCATATCAGATGCTGGAATATGCCAACATGCGTCTGGCGGACTATGCATCTCCTCGTATCTCCTATGTACTAAAGGCGATGGATCTGTCGGTGTTAACCGGCTATGAACATGAAACATGGGAGCTGGGCGATACGGTCATGGTGAAGGATGACGACCTGAACCTGTCTGTAAAGACCAGAATCGTCCGTAGGGAATACAACCTGCAAGAGCCTTGGAATACGGTGCTGGAGCTTTCCACTACCCTCCGGGAGCTGGGCGATTCCTCCTCACGCTGGGATAGCGCAGCCGATACGCTGGAGTCTACCGATCTGATAGACAGTCAGGAAATGAAGGATCTGGTGCCGTTTAATCACCTGCGTAATTCCAGAGCAGATTCCGGCCTTACCTACTGGCAAAACTCCGGATTTGCTGTGGATGCAGATAATGGCGTATCCGGCACGGCTTCCTTCAAATGCGAAGGTGCGCTGAATACCACAAAAAGTCTTTCACAGACCATCACGCCCGCCAACCGGCAGTGCTATACCTTTTCGGCGCAGATTGCCTCCGAGAATCTCTCAATAGGTACGAATGGACAGGTGGGCATTGAGGTGACATTTGAATACGAGGACGGAACATCGGAAACACGATTTATAGACCTGATCTGAAGGAGGGATTTCTATGGCTTCATTTACACACGTGGCACAGGATATCTCTCCTCAGTATGGCCGCGTTACGAAGATCACCATACGGGTATGCGTGACAGACTGCACCGGTACAGTCTATATCACAGATATGCTCCTGCAGGGCGGCTCCATCGCGACCGGCTGGGTAGGACATGTATCAGAAATTCAATGGACGGAGGATGGATAAATGCCGGAGTTTACACGCTTTACAGAGACAATTACAAAAAAGCAGGCTAAGCGCGTCGTAAACATTACGGTAAAGCCCACCATCACAGATTGCACCGGTTCGGTCTGGTTTACCGACCTGATGCTGCAGGAAGGCGATAAAGTCACAGGCTTTGTCATCAATACCGAAAAACTTCTGAAAAAATATGATGGCGATGATGCGAAAGCAGGCAAGAGATTTTATAACGGCATCGTCCGTTCTGCTGCGACCTGCATTATCTACAATCTCGGCTCCACTGCTGCCGGTCTTGACTACAAGGTCTATCCGATTCAGGCGATGGCTGCCGGGAGTATATCGCTTGCGCTGGGTGAAGGTGCTCATAAGGCAACTTTCAAAGCGGCAGCGGCTGCCGGTGATGAATTTGACCTTTTCGCTTCTACGAGGGAGTGCCTGAAGAACGGCGCTGCAACAGCCAAGGACGGCTTTTTCCAATACTCTGCTGCCGGTGACAGCAAGCACCCAATCACAGTCGAAGATAAAAAATCGGCTCGAATCTATGTAGAATTTCAGGAAATGCAGGACGGAGGTGATGCCCTGTGAGCTATGATTATTTGAAAGGCCGCAAGTGCATGGTCTGGACATTCATGGGCAATTCCAGAATGTATCAGGCACTTGCCGCATATGGAGACCGCCTGTCACAGGTGGGTCTCTTTTCTTTTAAGGTATCGCGCACCGGTATCATCACGGAAAGCGGCGTGGCTATTTCCAATATGCTGACCTACATCAACCGATGGCCACACATCAAATGGCTGCTGACGATATCCAACGATGGCACGAACAGTATCTTTGCAGCTCTCCGGGATAACACCGACGGCGCTCAGGATACCTTCCTTTCGGAGATCGTCCGCATTATGGAAAAATACCCATGGTGCGACGGCATCGACATTGACCTTGAGAAAGGCGACGGATATTCCACGCACGCTGCCTCTACGGCGATGTTTCGGAATATCTATAACACAGTAAAAGGTTACGACAGCAGCAAGCTCATGAATATCTGCCTGCCGGGTATGAATTCCATCAACGGCTCGGTCGGAGGTGAAAACTGGTGCGTTTACGGCGACCTCAACGCTTACTGCGATACGGCGGCCATCATGAGCTATGGCATGGCGTGGGCAGGCTCTGCTCCCGGAGCCGTCTCTCCAAGGGACTGGCTTGAGGGCATTTACGACTATGCGGTCACGGTCATGAATCCGGATAAGATATTCTTCGGCCTTCCTGCATACGGCTGGAACTGGCAGATTTATGATCTTCCTGCAAACCTCGGTAAAACTTATCGCGGCACATCAAATACCTACTATGCGGCAAAGAACTGGATGACCGGGCAATACAACTTCACGGACGATGCTCCACCGCAGCCCTTCATCCCGATCCTCGCATACTGGGACGATTACGACATGGTACCTTGGGCGCTTCCGCAGGTCTACGACTTCATGGAAGGCAGAGACGCCACAAGCTATGAGTATCCTCTGATGAACGGAACCTATAACAGGCGGCATTATCTGACGGCTTATAGCAAAGAGCAACACACAGAGTTCGGCACCATCTATGTGGATGCGGATGGAACGACAAGCTCCTACTCCGGCATTGTATCCTTTGAAAACGGCGTGGCCACTCTCGGTGATGCGGGCTCTGCCACATATACCTTTTCCGTTTCAAGCGCCGGAACCTACGACATTGCCATCCGGCTCTGCTATCCCTTCTGGGATAAAAACGGCATCTATGTTTCGATTGACGGCAACACGACGCATTTTACGGAAAGCAGGCTCTGGTGGCCATATTGGAGAAGCACCTTCTGGGCGACACTCGCCAGCAACATTTCACTATCTGCCGGGACGCACACCATCGTGATATCCGTAGATGTAAAAGGCGTACAGTTTTACGGCTACCGTGTTTGCAGCAGCTTTTCGGAGGCTCCCTCTGCAGGCACTGCGACCTTTACGCTCTCTCCACGCCACTTTATCGACGTGGACGGCAACGAGTGTCAGCCGGACAGAGCTTTCAAGCTCACCTGCGAAATGCTGAGGCGAAAGCCGGATTCTGCCCTCATCTGGTATGAGGATTTCCGGGACTACGGTGTGCTGCAAACAAACTACTGGACGACCCTTTCAGGCTCTTGGACGGTATGGCGCGAAGATGAATATTCCGAAAGCCGCGTCTACTCCCAGCTTGACGGCTCCGGAAAGCTCGCATGGCGATACGATGGCTTTTCCGATATTCACCTGCGGACAAGGCTGGCCTTTCCTGCAACAGGAAGTGGCAAGGCCGGAGTATTCTGCGGTGATCTGTTCTGCTGCCTGAATTATGATTCTCAGGCTGTGGATCTTTATAATGGCAGCACGCTCCTTGGCAGCTACAGCCAGACCATAGAGCGGACAGCAAACGCCGACCTTCGTACCGATCCATCCATGTACACGGTCGAGATGCGTATCCGTGGGAATAAGGTGCGTGTTTATTCCGGTTCTTCCTATACGCTTCGCTTCACTGCTACAGTCAGCGGCTTTTCCGGAGGCTATGCCGGATACCGATCAGATAACCGGACGGTCTGCGAGCTGCTCCGCCTTGGCGATGCGTGGACTTACGAGCCATACGAACGCTTTGATGTTACCTTCCCGGACGGCACAGTTACGCAGTATGGCAGGATCAGCCGGTCGAACGCCACGTGGGATACGGAATTTCAGGTGTTTACGTTGACCTCGGATATCGAGGAGGATGCGACACGCAGCGAGAGTATTTCGCTGGATTATGAATTCTACCACTCCCATGAGCTTGCCCTGACCTGCGGCAACGATTATACGGTGACCATCACGCCAAAGGATATCGACATCTGGATAGCAAGGCTCTTTCTCGGAGACGCAGACGGCTTTTCCATCCTCTACTATCAGGATGTGGACTCGCTCGTTTACTGGGCAAACGAAGCGGCCTACCGCTGGGGAGTGAGAGGCTTTGCCATGTGGTCGCTGGGACAGGAAGATATGCGGCTCTGGGAAGCGCTGCCAAAACAGATATAACTTTATACACGGATACAGTTCACGAGGCTGTCTGCAAAATGCAGGCGGCTTTTATTTTGCACAAAGGAGGGATTTTCTCATGAAAGAATTCTGGAACACGATCCAACTGGTATTTGCCGCTGTCGGAGGCTGGCTTGGCTATTTCCTTGGCGGCTGTGACGGACTCTTGATTGCTCTGGTGATCTTTGTGACCTGCGACTACCTTACCGGCATCATGTGTGCCATCGCAGACAAAAAGCTCTCAAGCGAGGTCGGCTTTAAGGGAATCTGCCGCAAGGTGCTGATCTTCCTGCTGATAGGCATCGGAAACGTCATTGATGTTCAGGTACTCGGCCATCCGGGAGTGCTCCGCACGGCGATCATCTTCTTCTACCTGTCCAATGAAGGTCTGTCGCTGACGGAGAACGCAGCACACCTCGGCCTGCCGGTACCAGAGAAATTAAAGGAGGTCTTGGAGCAGCTCCATGACCGTCACGATGAGGAGGAAAAATAACATGACGAGAAAAGGAATCGACGTCAGTCATTGGCAGGGAACCATTGACTGGAATAAGGTCAAAAAGGCCGGTATCGAGTTTGCCATCATCAAAGCTGGCGGCTCCGATGCCGGTTTTTATACGGACAGCAAATGGGAAGCAAATTACAAAGGCGCTAAGGCTGCCGGTATCCCCATCGGCGCTTATTACTTTGTCGGAAAGGACTGCGTGACTGCTGCCACCGGAAAAGCAGATGCCGAGCGCTTCCTGCAAATCCTGAAGGGCAAGCAACTGGAATACCCGGTCTACATGGATAACGAAGCGCAGCCTGCCTCTGCCAAGGCCGGAATCACTGAGGCCACCATTGCTTTCTGTGAAACTATGGAAGATGCCGGATACTTCGTCGGGATCTATGGCTCCGCTGTTTCCGGCTTCAAAGAACGCATGGATGACACGAAACTCACGCCCTACGCTCACTGGGTAGCGCAGTATGCCAGCAAATGTTCTTATAAGGGCGACTACGGCATCTGGCAGTATTCTTCCAAGGGCTCTGTTGACGGCATCAGTGGTAATGTGGATATGGACTACGCCTATGTGGATTATCCTGCCATTATCCAGAACGGCGGCTTCAACGGCTTTACAAAGTCTGCGTCCGATGACAGCAAGCCTGCCACTCCTGCTCCGGTCACTCCGGCAAAGACCGTAGATGAGCTGGCGCAAGAGGTGCTGGACGGCAAATGGGGAAACGGAACCGACCGCAAAGAACGCCTCACCGCTGCCGGGTATGATTATTCTGCCGTGCAGGCAAAGGTCAATGCTCTGGTGAAAAAGCAGGAATCTACTCCTGTCTACTACACCGTAAAAAGCGGTGATACCCTCTCCGGAATTGCTAAGAAATACAGCACCACGGTTTCGGCGATCCAGAAGCTCAACCCGACGCTCATCAAAAACGTCAACCTTATTCTGACCGGCTGGAAGATCAGAGTGAAATAACTGAATATCCAATCTACTATGCCTGCGAGTGTTCTTCGGAATACCCGCAGGCTTTTTTTTATTTTCCTCCGCTCAAAAAGGCAGTTCATCTCCAGTGGAAACTGGAGGTGGATATGTTATGACAGACGAAATCACAAATGTTCAATCTGGATATTTCACGCAAGAGCGGATTCAGGGCGATCTGGACTACCGCAGAGCGCAGACAATCGCAAAGAAGATGCTCGATGACGGCCTCATTTCTGTGGCTGAATTCAACAAATTAACCGCCATCAATCGGGAAACTTTCTCCCCCTTGTTCGCGGAAATAATGCCGAAAATCCCTTGATATGTAGTCGCTTTAGAGTGATGTATAGACGTACGGAAAGGAGGGACTTCCCTTGAAAAAAGTCACGAAAATCGCGGAAACAGCGAGCTCGAAAGTTAAACTCAAGAAGATCAGGGTAGCCGCCTACTGCCGCGTCTCTACGGATTCTGATGCCCAGCTTGAGAGCCTTGATGCACAGAAAACCCACTACGGAAATTACATCACATCCCGTGATGACTGGGAGTTCGCTGGACTCTATTACGACGAAGGCATCACTGGCACCAAGAAGGACAAGCGCCCGGAGCTCCTACGACTCATTGACGACTGCAAGGCCGGTAAAGTGGATTTTGTTATCACAAAATCCATCAGCCGCTTCAGCCGGAACACAACGGACTGCTTAGAACTGGTAAGAAAACTGCTCGCCCTGCACATTCCGATTTATTTCGAGAAGGAAAATATCAACACCGGCTCAATGGAGAGCGAGCTGTTTCTGGCAATTCTCTCCAGCATGGCCGAAGGCGAGTCTGTTTCCATATCAGAAAACAGCAAGTGGTCAATCCAGAAACGCTTTGAGAGCGGCACCTATAAAGTCAGCTACCCACCCTACGGCTACGATTGGGATGGCGAGCAGATGGTAATTAATCCGGAGCAGGCGGCTGTGGTAAAAGAAATCTTCGCAGCGCTGCTCTCCGGCAAAGGCACCCACGCCATCGCGGATGACCTGAACCGGCGCGGCATTCCTACCAAGCGAAACGGACGCTGGACAGCCACAACCATTCGTGGGATGCTCTCCAATGAGAAGTATGTCGGCGACTGCCTTTTCCAGAAAACGTACTCGGATTCACGCTTTGTCCGGCACAACAATCACGGCGAGCAGACACAGTACATGGTCAAGGATCATCACGAGGCAATCATCAGCCGGGAGGACTTTGAAGCTGCTCACGCTTTTATTCACCAGCGGGCAACGGAAAAAGGTGTCGTCAAAGGGAGCGACAAATACCAGAATCGCTACACCTTCTCCGGGAAGATCATCTGCGGCGAGTGCGGCGATACCTTTAAGCGCCGGATACACAGCTGCACCGGATACAAATACACCGCATGGTGCTGCAGTACCCACATCAAGGATAAAGATAAATGCCACATGCTTTTTGTAAAAGACGATGATCTGAAGCAGGCTTTCGTCACCATGATGAACAAGCTGGTCTACGCGCACAGGATCATCCTAAAACCATATGTGGACGCATTGAAAAACACTTCGTCTGATGACTCGCTTCGGCGCATTCAGGAAATACAGACCCTGTTGGCGCAAAACACAGAAAAGCGCGAGACGCTGACAAAGCTCATGACACAGGGCATCATCGACCCGATCCTTTTTAACAAGGAAACGAACGAGCTGCTTTCGCAGGCGGACAGTTGCCGGGATGAGATTAACGCCTTGAAAAACGCCGTTTCCGGAGATGTAACAAAGGTTACTGCAGCCACAACGCTTCTGCACTTTACAGAAAAAGGTGGAATACTTCAGGAATTCGATGATGCCCTGTTTAAAGAATATGTGAACCGCATCATTGTGCGCTCCAGAAATGAAGTGTGCTTTGAATTGAAATGCGGTCTGACGCTTCGGGAAAGGATGTGAAAACATGGGACATACACCCTACGGCTACAGCATTGAAAACGGCCGCGCCACGATTAAAGAGGATGAAGCCAATAAAATACGGAAGCTCTATAAGAATTACATCTCCGGGATGGCTCTGGCCAAGGCTGCTGCCGCTGCTGGCATTGAAACCTACCACGGCACAGCAAAGCGTCTGATGGAAAACAGACACTACCTCGGAGACGATTTTTACCCGGCCATCATCGATCAGGAAACCTACGATAAAGCTGCTGCCATCCGTCTGGAACGCGCCGGGAAACTTGGCAGGCTGAACAGGAAAAAGAACTCAAAGCCTGCAGCGTCTCCTACCGGCTTTCGCATGGCAGCGGCAGAGCAACACTATGAAGATCCGAGGCTACAGGCAGAATACCTGTACAGCCTCATTGAGAGCGAGGCGATCTAATGGGAAATGTTATGGTCATCCCGGCCAAAAGGCAGGTCGGGAACACAGTAAAGCAATCTGAACAGAAAAAGCTCCGTGTTGCAGCCTACTGCCGCGTCAGTACGGATTCTGAAGAACAGGAAACAAGCTACGAGGCGCAGGTCACGCACTACACGGAGTACATCCAGAAAAATCCTGACTGGGAGCTGGCAGGCATATTTGCGGACGATGGCATCTCCGGTACCAACACCAAAAAGCGTGACGAGTTCAACCGCATGATCGAGGAGTGCATGGCCGGAAACATCGACATGATCATCACCAAATCCATCAGCCGATTTGCCCGAAACACCCTCGACTGCCTCCAATATATCCGGCAGCTCAAGGACAAGAACATTCCAGTCTATTTTGAGAAGGAGTCCATAAACACGCTGGATGCCAAAGGCGAGGTGCTCCTTACGATCATGGCGAGCCTTGCCCAGCAGGAAAGCCAATCCATGAGCGAGAACATCAAGCTCGGCCTTCAATACCGCTACCAGCAGGGCAAGGTTCAGGTTAACCACAACCGCTTCCTCGGATACACCAAGGATGAAAACGGCAACCTCGTCATCGATCCGGAACAGGCAGAAATCGTAAAACGCATCTACCGGGAATACCTCGAAGGCTCCAGCATGGACAAGATTGCCGCCGGTCTTATGGCTGACGGCATTTTAACCGGAGCAGGAAAAGAAAAATGGCACACCAGCACCATCAACAAAATTCTCCGGAACGAGAAGTATATGGGTGACGCGCTGCTTCAAAAGACCTATACCACAGACTTCTTAACAAAAAAGCGGATCAAGAACAACGGCACCGTCCCTCAATACTACGTCGAAGGCGATCACGAAGCGATCATTCCAAAAGACCTCTTCATGCAGGTGCAGGCGGAGCTTGTCCGTCGCCGGGTAGTCCACGTCAGCCCGACAGGCAAGAAGCGCAGTTTCTCCTGCAATCACTGTTTTGCACAGATGGTTTTCTGCGGTGACTGCGGTGAGCTTTACCGGCGCGTTCACTGGAACAACCACGGCTGCAAATCCATCGTCTGGCGCTGCATCAGCCGTCTGGAACCGACCTCGGCTGAAAAGAACTGCACCAATCGGACGGTGAACGAGCTCCTGCTGCAGGAAATTACGGTCAAGGCCTTCAATCAGCTTCTCACCGAACGCGACGTGTTTCTTAAAACCTTACAGCAGAACATCGCCAAGGCTGTGGTCAACGCTGACACCCTCTCACCGGACGGCATTCAGAGCAGGCTCTTGGAACTGCAAAAGGAGCTCATCAAGAAGGCAAACAATAAACAGGACTACGATGCCATCGCTGATGAGATTTTCCGGCTCCGTGACCAGAAAGAACAATCAGAGCTTGACAGCCACCACCGGGAAGAAGCCATGAACCGGATCAAGGAGCTGCAGGACTTCATCTCCGAGCAGGAAACCGACATAACAGAGTTTGATGAGGCTCTGGTCAAAAAACTCATCGAGAAGATTACCGTCTTCAACGACCACTTCACCGTGAAATTCAAATCCGGGCTTGCAATCGATATCGAAGAATAATACCATAGACGCAAAAACACCTCCGAGCCATGATTGGTTCAGAGGTGCTTTTGTCATTATGCCGCTCCCCGCCGCCTTTGATGGC